TAATCCTTCTCCTGCTACACCAACAGCCCTCATTTCCCAAGTTCTAATATTAGCAGTTCCACTTGCTGCATATAATCTAATAATAGAATCAAGACCACTTCCTGCAACTTCTAAATTAGTATAAGGAGAGGTAGTCCCAATTCCTACGTTTCCACCATTAAAATAACTATCTCCATCACTATCAATTTCAACTTTAATAGCTCCAGAAGCATTTTTCAAAAAGAACAAAGCATCTGTATCTGCATTTTCATAAAACCCACCCAAAGAAACACCATCGCTTGAAACAAAATGTTGTATATAGTTTCCTGCACCAGAACTTTTAATTTCAAGCTTGTATGAAGGGTCAATTCCAATTCCTACTCTACCAGAACTGTCTATACGCATTCTTTCTGTATTTCCCCCAGTAGAAAAAAGCATATTAGATTGAGAACGTATTGCAAAATCTCCAGCTGCTGAACTTGAAATCATTTGCCCTCCAGTATGTACAGCTTGCATACCTGCTTTGAATGTTGTAGAATCAAAAAATCTTAATGCTAAATTTGATGAACTATTTAAATCAAGAGTATGAGTACTGCTTGCAGCACCTCCTATTCCCACATTTCCTGCAAAAGTTGAGTTTCCATCTACTATTGATAAAACGTCAGTTGCAGTACCCGCAATACGTTGTCTTAATCTTAATTCACCATCATCAGTATCGTGTCTTAATATATCAAAAGAACCATAAAAAGTAGAATCTCCATATCCAAAAGTTCTCATAACATATTCGCCATCAGAAGCCCCTGTATGAGTACCTTGAATATAAGAGTAATCTGTACTTGATAAATCTATATTTCTTCCTACTGTTAAATTTCCTGCAAAAGTTGCATTGCCAGTAAACGTTGGTGAAGCTAATGGGGCTTTTAAAGCAATACTATTTGTAACTGTTGTGCTAAAGTTTACATCATCACCAAGCGCTGCAGCTAATTCATTAAGTGTATCTAATGTAGATGGCGCAGAATCTGTTATAGCTGCTACTATAGTTGATTGTGTGGCATAACCATTAGAAGATAAGTAAGAACCTACTCTAGCATCTGTATAATACAAGTTACTGCCTTCACCAATATGTGCGGTAGTTATACCGTGGCTTGAGTGTAAATTACCCTGGACTATTACCCCGTCTGATATAAGTTTTACTTTAGTTTGCGCCATATTAATTATTTTCTAACGTTTCTATTCTAGCTTTTAAGCTATCGTTATCTGCTTTTAGTTCTTGTATTGACTTAACTAAATGAGCAACAATACCTGATGTCATTCCACCTGTTAAACCTTTACGTTCTTCTTCCCCTTCATTAGATAGATTTTCTACAACATATTCTGGAAATATTTCTTCAACTTCTTGGGCAATAAAACCTGCTTTGGTATGTTCTCCTGTTTTTTTCCAATCAAACTCAACAGGATTAAGTTTATTAATTTTATCTAAAGAACTTTCAATTGTTTTTATGTTTTCTTTTTCTCTAATATCAGAAATTATAGCAAATTGAGCATTGTTTGCTCCATTTCCTACAATACCTCCCATTGATTGTCCCGCTGCATTTGTAACACTTGAGAAAAACTGAATAAATCTACAACTTGAATTTGTACTTGTGTCTCTTTGTAAAATGTTTACAACAGGTACATTAGCTGTTCCAGAATTATTATAAAAACCTGTAGGTGCAATTCCTGCTGTTTGACTATTGCCCTCAATTAAGTGAGTATTTACAATATTATTAACATCTCCTACGCCTGCGGCACCAACTATTAATCCACCCCCACTTGTAATACGCATTTTTTCTGCTAAAGCACCACTTGTGCCTGTACCTTTAAAAGAAAAAACCATATCAGCAGTAAAATTTCCATTATCTTCTGCTTTTATTTGAGATTGTATAGGCTGACTATGGCTTGTTGCTTTAAAATTTAAGAAATTACTTGTAGCTCCAGCCGTTGATGCTATTGATATTTCAGGATTAGAACTTGATTCAACCTCTAATTTAGCACTAGGCGAAGTTGTTCCAATTCCTACTTTTCCTGAACTGTCTAAAACCATTGCGACACTTGTTCCTCCTGTTCCTATCTTAACAGAGCCATCGGTGTGTCCATATATCTGACCTTTGATCGCATCAGACGCATTTACAAAATTTACACCACCAATGTTACCGCTTGTTCTATCAGATTTAATGTCAAGATCTGTAAAGGCGCTACCTTCATTTATTCTGAAGTTACCAGCTACATCTAATTTGTAGTCAGGGTTAGTTATTCCAATTCCTACGTTTCCTAAACTATCAATACGCATTCTTTCTGAAGTTGAATTACCTGTTACTGTATAAAAAGATAATTCAGCACTAAAATTATTAGCTTGTGCTATTGACCTTATTTGAGCTCTTCCTCCAGTTCCAGCAGTTAATCCTATAATTAAATCGCTACCAGCATCTGGTTCTTTTAAATCTAATAAAACTGTACTTGGTATGCTCGTTTGTCCAATTCCTACGTTTCCAGAACTGTCTATACGCATTCTTTCGTTCCAAGTAAGTGCTGCATCCGCAGTACCACTTACAGCATTTCGAAAATATATTGTACCATCTCCACCAAGAGATATTTGTGCAGCTTCATCTGATTCTATGTATTTTTCACCACCATCATAATACATATTATTAGATAGGTATGTTCCATTATAGGCTTCCCACAAAGCAGCTCTTGTAGAAATTTGCAAGGCTTTAGTTCCGCCTGCAGTTGTCCAAGCTTTTGGAGTCGTCCCGATTCCTACGTTTCCTGAACTGTCTATACGCATTCTTTCTGCTGTACTACCACCAGCTATAAACTGTATCTCCCCGTCATCTGTACCTGCTCTTAATGTTAAAAGATTAGTAGTAACATTTCTGTATAAAGTATTTGTCCTACTGCCAGTTGAGGTTGAAGTTCTAAAACCAGCAACTGCGTTTGTTCCACTTGTTTCAGCATAAATCCAATTTTCAGTTGCTTTAACTGTATGTAATGTAGTGGAAGGTGAAGTTGTTCCAATTCCTACATTTCCTCCGTTTTGAATCCAAAGTGGCGCTTGTGCTGTGTTTATATTGTATAATCCAAATCCGGCGGTACCAAAAGTACCATTGAATAAATAAAAACCATTAGCGCCCCCAACTGCCTCCCATCTCATACCGTTTTGAGAAGTTCCTCCATCAATAGATATTTTATTTGAGCCAGTATCAGAAATTACTAATTTTGCATTAGTAGGCGAAGTCGTTCCAATCCCTACATTTCCTCCTCCAAATAAAGCAGCATAATTTGTTGAAGCGCCTTCTGCTGTTACTTGTAATCCAATATTTTTTGTTGCACCAGAACCATAAGCACCACCTTGAAATCCCCAATTTGTTCCACTTGTTGCTGATTGAATAGCTTGTATTGCTCTACCATTTGCTGTATCATCAGCTACAGTTAACTTATAACTAGGGCTAGTTTCTCCAATTCCTACGTTTCCAGTAAAACTAGGCGAAGCCAACGGAGCTTTTAATCCAATGCTTGTGGCTGTAGTTGTGGCAAAGTTAGGATCATCACCTAATGCTGCCGCTAGTTCATTTAAAGTATCTAACGTTGTAGGAGCCGAAGCAACTAACCCTGCAACTTCTGTATCTACATAGTTTTCTGTTGCGTAGCTGTTTGTTGTTAAATAATTACCAACTTCTGTTGGAAATGATGTAGCCGTTGCCACACTAGAAGAATTACCTAACCAAAAATGATCGTTAGCAATATTGGGAATATCGTTTGTTCTAAGTATTGATGACACCAATAACGAACCTGAATTGCCACTAGAGGATCTTGCAATTTTAGCAATGTTTTGGATTAAATTGCTACCAGTTGGTTTTGTCATTGTTAAACCACCACCAGCTTTTACATATACAGTGTCGTTTGATGTTGTGCTCGTGCCATCAATTGTGTTTGTTGTAATGTTTCTTAAATAGCCACCCGTAATTGCATAGCCTTCTGCATTTACAGCAAGTGTAGTTAATAACAATCCTGCCGCTGGCATTTTAGCACTATTGCTTGCGTCTGCTGGTGCTATTTGTAATCTTGCTGAATTACCAACGTTACCGCTAATGTATACTGGAGTTCCTTTTGATATGCTTGCATTATGTGTATTTTTTACAGGCACAATTACAGAACCAGCTTGTAAACTGTCTGCTTGCGTAGCTGATGCAATACTGATAACCTCTATGTCCACTCCATTCGCTGGAGCTGCATCAAAACTAAGTGTAGTTGAGTCAACGCTGTAAGTATTTTTAAATTGATAAACACCATTTAAAAATATTAAAGTTTTAACTTCATTGTCTATAGCGTTTGCTAACGTAAAATCTGTTGCTGAGCCGTTGCCTGTAAAATTATCTTGATAAATAATCGTAGGCCCTGTGTTTATAGCTGAAATAGAAATAACCTCTATGCTGTGACCACTAATTGGTGCAGTTGTAAAGGTTATTGTTGATCCCGATACGGAATACGTGTCTTTTTCTTGATAAACACCATCTATATATATTTGTGTTTGGTCTTCATCAGTAATTGAATTTTGTAAATCAAATGACACCGTACTCCCATCTCCAGTGAAATTATCTCTATAAATTACAGAGGCTGCATCACTTGTTCCAGCTTCCGAAAAAGATAAATTACCAGAACCATCAGTTGTGATAACTTGTCCGCTGCTACCATCTGACGCTGGGAAAGTATACGCGTCGTTAATTCTTATATTACTAAGAAAGCGATTTGCCATATTAAATTTATAAAATTATATTAACCTATTTTTGTAATAAGTACTCTAATATCGTTTGTTGTTGGTGCAGAGTTGAAACCAATTGTTACAACTGATGTAGATGTTCTTACTACGTCTGCGTAAACTGTATCTAATGAACTATTGTCGTAAAGCTGCACAATTACATCCTGAGAACCTAAATTGTGTGTTACAGTGTAAGAAGTTGCGGACCCATCACCTATTGATGTTGCATAAGTGCTTTCACCAACAGTCTGTACTTCGTAGTAGTTAGTTCCATCTTTAGTAAGTTCCCAAATATCTGTACCTTCATTCCACCTAAATACTACATTATCTGAAGTTCCTCTTTCAACTTCAATACCTGCATTTTCACTTGGGGTGCCTGCTTCATTACTATTTAAAGTAATTATATTATCAGCAAGATTTATTGTTTCTGTATTTACAGTTGTTGTTGTGCCCGATACTGTTAAATTTCCAGAAACTATTAAGTTACCAGAAACCGTCGGGTTTGCAACTAATCCAATTGTTATTTCATTATTACTTACTGCAGTATCAATTTCGTTTGCAGTTCCAGAAAATGTTAAAGTGTCAGTTCCAACTGAAACAACATCATCAGACCCACTATCTGCTGCAATTGTTAAATCTGTACTAATTGAAGCGGTTCCAGCTGCCGTTAATCTACCTTGTGCATCTACAGTAAATGTTGGTATCGCTGTGGCAGAACCATACGAGCCAGCCGTTACCGTTGTGTCAGCTAAATCAATTGTTTGAGTGTGTTGCCCAGATGTTGTACTTACTGTTCCTGTTAATCCAGTTCCAGCTGTTATATTAACGCCAGTTATGTCACCACCTACATTGGTCCAATTTGAACCATCGTAAACTTTTAATTGGTTGTCTGACGTATTATATATTATCCAACCCGCGGTTTGCCCGGACGACGGGTCAGTGGCTAGTTTCTGAATTACCGCATTTTGTAATTCGTTTTTGTTTAAATTAATATCTGTTAAATATGAGAGTGCCATAGTTTATTAGTTTACGTATACTTTACCTTGAAATGAGGCTTTAAATGTTATAGTGAAATTATTGTTGTCTATATGTTGAATGTCGCCCACTATATGAGATCCCGCTGAATCAACTGTTGTTACAGATGGGAACTTACCTAAATTGTGGGCTATTGTTTGAGTTGAATTAGCAATGAAATTAATATTAGATGTAATAAAATTTTTATCTGTTCTACCTGAGTTATCTAGATTAAATAAATAATATTTATCATCCCTTAAAGTGCCATTGCCATTTAAATAACCTAAGTTAAATGTTAAAAAATTATCTGATGGGTTAGCTTGGACTGCGCTTATAAAAGCATAATGGCCAAATTCACTTATATTATCAACGTTAGATATTTTCAATCCTTGATCTACTAAATGATTATAGAACTCAACCATGTTTAAATTATCCAAGTTATTTATAGAAACTTTCAAAGATGTTATTGAATCAAAAGCAACCCCTGTTCCGCCTGAAGGTAATTTAAAATGTCCTGACAATAAGCTTCCACCCTGTGGCGTGAATTTATTTACTACCCCGTTTAAATTAATTAGGCCTGAAGTATTTAAAAACCCTACAATATTTTCTAGTTTAAAATTTTTAGTACCATTCCCTGAGGAATCTGTTCCTATAACTTTATCGTTTTTAGAAACGGTATTGTCTAAATTATATGTACTAATTCTAGCCATGTATTACTTTTTTAATAAACTTGCAGCTTTTTCTCCACTTCGTCCACCAAAATATGCCAAAACAACACTCATCATAACTTTTTCAAAAGTATCGTTCCATGTTTCACCTATATGGAATGGTATTGATTCAACACTATCCAATATCCCCGCTAATGAAAATATAACAATACACCACACTAAAACTAGCGGGCGTACATTTTTCGAAAGCCAGGAATCTGACATGGAATCCGCCTCCCACCTTGAGGTGATGCTTTCCATTTCTTTATTTTGTTGTTCAAATATAAGTTGCTGTAATTTTATTTTATCTTCGCTGCTAACATCGGATTTACCTATTGCCGCTATAGCCTCTGCTGGGGTTGAAGCACCACTAATTAAATTACCCAAAGTAGGGTTAACTAATGAAGCTGCACCAAACAAAAGTTTACCTACAGTAGTTTCTGCAAATTTCTTTTTTGGTTTACTCATCTTTTTTTCATTTTATATGGAACAATTTTATTCAATGCATTCTGTCTAGCTTCACAACCACACGGTATGTTTAAACCAGATGATACTTTATCAACTACACGTTTTATACCTGTAGCTTTAGTAAACTTTGCTATTGAATCTCCTAACCCTCTACTTTCCATTTAACAGTTCCATTTTCTTCTAGCGGCTCTACCCCTTTCAGATTTCCATCCTTTTGATCTTGCACAAAATGATTTACGTCTTTTAGCAGCTTTGCTTCCTTTCTTTAATTTAGAAGGTGGAGTTGTTACGGCTGTTTTAAGTTTGCTGCCTGGGTTATCTCTTCTGTATTTAGCCACACCTTTAGCAGTCATTCCGCCACCAGCTTTTTTACCAGTGCCACCTTTTTTATTTACTTTTTTATAGTAACCTAAAGATTTTTTTCTTGATGGTGCATTTTTGCTTGGCATAACTATTTTTTCTTTTTCTTTCTTAATTTAGCAAAATCAGCACCAGTAATTGAATTATATGGTGGTGCCATTTTAGCTATTCTAAGTTGATTAGCAGTTAATTTTTTTTTCATCTCAATATTATTTGGACATTTTTTTACCCGTTTTCTTCGCGTATTTTTTTGCAGCTGCTTTACCTTTTGCGGTATAAGCAAACTTCTTTTTTCCTACTTTTGGCATAACTATCTGTTTTTATCTTTGATCATATCATCTATAGCTTTATTATAAACTTTATCTGTATACGATCGGTTATTAAAAAATTTACTTCGTTCACTTGTTGGCAAGTCTTCTTCCGCAAGCATTATACGATATATTCGCTTAATTAATTGCTTACATTTAAAACTTGTTTTATATATTGTGTATTTTTGAGTAATACGATTTCTTTCTCTCCAAACATCAATCCAGCCCTCTCTTCTTAATCTCTCCCACCTGTCTTTATCCCAGCTGTAGGTATACACACCATTAATAAATTCATTACGTGTAAATCTATCTTTGCAATCTAAATAAATTAGCAATTCAAGATCAGCATCTTTTAGGCTATAAGTTTTACAGGCCCATTTTCGAATGAGCCTATAATATTTTAGTAAATTTAAATCTTTTATGTCATCAGCACCTATTCTCATTCCACAAGTACTATATCCGCAAGTTTTAAAACGTAATACAACTTATCTTTCCATTCTATTCCGTGCCCCGCCATTTTGTCATAATGTACTATATCATTTACATTAAGGTTTTCTACTAAATTGCCAGCAGATATAACTTTACCTTTTAAATACCTAACGTCTTTATTTTGATCTTCTGTAAGCTCCAAGCCACCTACTTTCTTCGGTGCTTCTTTTATTTTTTCTATAACAACGTAATAATTAATTGCTTTCATTTAATCGAATGTTATTAATTACACAATCTGCAGAAAAAATAGTATTAACAACACTCACTGCATTTTTAAGAGCTGTTTTAGTTACAAGGACAGGATCGATAACGCCTTCTTCAATCATATCAACAACTTTCCCATTGATTACATTTATTCCTTTGCCCGTGTGCCCTGATTCTTTATATTCTAAATTTGCGTTTTCAAGTATAGTCGCATATGGAGATTTAATTGCCTCCAGTAAAATAGCCTCACCGTTGTTTTCCGGTATTATGCTATACGATGCATCCAACAAAGCCACACCACCACCTGGAACAATACCTTCTTGTAATGCTGCTTTAGTTGCATATATTGCATCTTCAACTCTATCTTTCTTTTCTTTTAACTCAACTTTTGAATTAGCGCCAACTTTTATGATAGCAACGTATCCATTTAACATTGCTAATCGTTGCTGTAACCTTTTCTTAAAGTAGGGATTCTTTTCTTCTTTTATTTTGTTTTCAACCAGTTCTATTCTTTCATTTAAAATAGGGCCTTGATCCATTATAGTTAAAACAGTGTTTTTATCGTCTGTAACAGACTTTGCTGCTTGCCCCAATATATCAGGTTGAATTAAATCTAAATCATCTCCTAACTCTTCGTTTATTACCTTTGCTCCGGTAAGAATCGCAAGATCTTCAGTTGTGTCCTGTTTAGTAGGGCCGAAACCAGGAAGGTCAATCACATTGACTTTTATATTGCCTTTAACTTTATTTGCTAGCAATGCTGCTAATGGCTGCTGTTCTACGGTCGCTACAATAAGCAGACTTCTTTTTTCTTTGATTACAAACTCTAGTACATTCTGAATTTTACGAATGTTGGGGATTGGAGAAGAAACTATCATTACGTACGGGTTATCTAGTTCAGCTTTTCCTTTATCCTTATCTGTTACAAAGTATGGCGATTTGAGCCCACAATCTATTTGTGTGCCTTCAACAAATTCGACATTTGTTTTTTCGGTCTCAGACTCTTCCATAAGGACTACTCCGTCCTTACCCACTTTCGAATATGCTTGCGATATAATCTTTCCGAGGCTTTTATCGTTATTACAACTAATTGAACTTACATTTTCCAGCATGTCCCCCTCCACGTCCACTGCTTTACTAGTAAGCTCTTTATTAACTTTTTCTAATCCTGTTTCTATCCCCTTCTTTATATCTCTTATATTGTTTTGATCTTTTGCTTTATTTGCTAAATTCAAAAGCGAATGAGCAAGGACGGTAGCTGTAGTAGTACCGTCACCTGCTTCTTTCACTGTGTTTTTGGCGGCTTCTTTTATAAGGGTTGCTCCCATATTTTCGACCGGGTCAATTAAGACTACGCTTTCCGCAACGGTTACTCCGTCTTTTGTTATCACCGGCCTTCCGAGAGCGTCCTCGTAAATTACACATTTACCAGAAGCGCCGAGGGTTGATTTAACTGCTTTAGTTAATTTATCAACACCTACCATTATTTTTGTTCTAGCATCTGTTCCGAAGGACAGATCCTTTACTATCTCACTTGGGTTATTATATTCCATTTAATTAAATTTTTTTAGTATAAGTGGTTATTTGAAGGTTTTAACTATCTTAGGTCCTTTTAAAAACTCAAGCTTTTTTGTGTAATGCGATATGCTTCCGTCAATTGCAGCTTCACAGCTTTCTAAAGTTTCACGCCTTGTTACATCAATCCAATTTTCTTCATTTTTTGGATCTTTGTATTCGGCTTGAAAAAAACCGTTAGGTAGTTGAACAATACGCCAGTTTTTTTTCATAGCGATGTGCTCCCAAAGAGTTCTGGTTTCTTCGGGCACTCCTGAGTCACCTTGTGACCAGGAATAGGTTTTGTAAAAATAAGTCATTGGTTTTGGTCTTATGTTACTATAATCACGTGGTTGTTAGGTATTTTAATATATGGCACTTATGTTAACACTGCCACTTGTTCCGAAAGGATTTGTTGACGTGGAATACGTCCATAATTTACTGTGAACACTTGTCCAACCAGAAGATCCACCAAAATTCGTGCCTCCTATTAATAAGGTTGTCCATGTAGGTTTACTAATTGTAAAATAAAAATATATTTTGTTACCCTGCCAATACAAACCATCAAACGATTGAGAATTAAAACTCGCGGGATATAAAAATCCAAAAGTACCGAATACATGAATACTAGCGGTATTAGCGTACCCATACGCTATGCTAGAATAATACTGTCCACTTCCCACTTGCATATTACTATTGTAATTATACGTAGGAGCACCACTATACCCATAAAATTCTTGCATACCATCCGGTACTGATTTACCTGCGGTATTTGATAAACTTCTCAGTGAACTACTGGTACCGCCAACCTCTGCTTTTATTTGGCTTATAGATATTGATCCACTAGTTTGTAATGCCATTTACGATTCTAATATAACTGTTATTTCAGTCGGGGAAACTTTTTCATTGACAAGATGGGCTACTTCAGCTTCGTAAGCCGCTTTCATATCTGGGCCTATTATTTTAAACACCCAGCCTTTAACTATTTCATTAGTTAAATCATTTTTTTCTTGAAAACTAGATAAATCATTAATAGGTAAAATAGTTTTTCTAACTATAGTAGCAAAAACACCATCATCATTTGTTCCTGTTAATTCCCATATAACCGCGTGTGCTACATTGTTTTTTGTTATGGGTGAAGCATTATAGTCAGTATGACTAGTATAAACTTGCAATGTTTTGCAGTCCCAATTATAAGTTATTGCCATATTATTTGTTTTTTAATTCGTCTATTTGTTTTTGTAAATCTTTTATACCTTCTATAAGTAATGGTACTATTTTTTTATAATCAACAGCTTTATAACCGTCCTCTCTTGTTTCAACTACCTCAGGCAGCACAGCTTCAATTTCTTGAGCTATAACGCCTACATCATGTCCTTCGTACAATTTTTGTTTATCGTTCCAATCAAATTCATAACCCCCTATTTTATTTATTTTTTCACAAGCGTTTTGTATTGGCTTTATATTATTCTTTAATCTTTTATCAGATGTTTCAGAGGCTACTATATCTCCAAAAACATGTAAACTTCTAGTTACCGTTTTAACAGATAAGATCTCCTCGCTAGAACTATTCCCCGAATTCCATCTTCTCATAACAAACCCCTTGTTTGCCCAATCACCGTCGGTACGAGGTGTAGGAATATCTAAAAAGAAAGTTTTAAAGTAATTGTTTACGTGCATTCTACCTGAATCTGAATCCACCGCAGCATTATCACTATTAAAAAATATGCTTCTGCCGTTATAAGTTCCAGTTGTACCTGTACCCGCCGGCACACATAATCCTCCCGCATTAAAATGGGCAACAGTATTTACACCTCCGCCAGACGCTGGCCCTAATTGCAAATCAAAACCGTAATTATTTATATTATTTTCTGTAGTTGTGTCTAAAAAGAACTGCGCAAAATAACCAGAACTGTTTTGTAATTTCATACCAACTTTACCGTTAGTTGATCCTGTGTTGATTATTTTTACTGCGGTGAACTCATTACTGGTGGTATCCGTTCCTTGTATTAAAGCTGTACCAGTTACATCTATATCGCCGTTAAATTTTATTTTATCACCTGATATACTAAAAGGCGTTAAATTTGTTGTGGATGAATTTACAATAAATTTATCTGCTTGAAATTTAATTTCCGAAAGACTACTCGTTTGATCATTAGCCGCAATTATTTGCATACCAGTTACCACATTATTAGCATTAGCCGTTAGCGAATAAGCTGCTTTTGAATGGCCATCTAGCCTAGTTACTACTGTTTGTTGCGTGGATATATTGGCTGAATTAGTTGCAATTCGAGGATCATCAGTTGCGGTCCAAGTGGTACCAACTAATATATAAATTTTATTGTCATCGTTAGTATCGTACCATATGGAAGACGCTGGTTCGGTAGTAGCTGGTGCATCATCTTGTCTAAATACTTTTGGGCGGCCATCTGCTGTTTGTTGGGCTGTCTGTGCTGCTGAAGATGCTATCGCTATAGTACCATCTACTGTAGCTGTCCAAGTGCTGCTTATTAATACATATAATTTATTGTTATCATTAGTATCGTACCACAACGAATTATTTGGTACACCTGTTGTTCCGGGCTCTGCATTTTGTCTAAATATTTGAGGTTTCGTATCAACTGTTGAAGTTAAATCTGTGACACTTTGTGCAGAAGCTAAATTTGCATTAGCAATAGCTGTAGTTGCACTAGATGCCACCGCAGTGCTCAAGGCGCCGGCTGTGCCGTCCACATCTCCATTAGCGTCAAAACTGAATACCGCTTCTAATTTATCAAGATCACTCGCAACTGAACCTGCTTCTGTAGAAGCTGTTGTAGTAATACTGCTTGCTAAGGCATCCGCAACACCCGTTATTTCGCCATTTGTAAATGCAAATTGAGATTGTATTTCTGTAACATCCGCGGCTGAGGCAAGTGACGCATTTGTTATAGCAGTGTTTGCATTGCTTGTTACAGCGGTTGATAAAGCACCTGAAATACCATCAACATCATTATTACTATCAAAGCTGAATACAGCCTCTAATTTATCTAAATCTGTTGCTACCGAGCCTGCCGCACTGGATGCTGTATTGGTTATGCTCGTTGATAGTGCGTCCGCCACGCCTGTAATACTGCCATTACTATCAAATACAAATTGTGTCTTTAATTCGTTCACTTCAGAAGCTGAGGCTAAAGACGCATTGCTTATGGCTGTATTAGCATTGGAGGTTACTGCTGTTGCTAGGCTACCTTGTATTCCGTCCACATCCCCGTTGGAATCAAAACTAAATACAGTTTCTAACTTATCTAAATCGGTGGCCACTGCATTAGAAGCGGTGGAGGCCGCTGTATTAATTGAAGTATTTAACGCTCCCGCAACACCACTAACATCATTATTACTATCGAATGTAAATACGGCCTCAAGTTTATCTAGGTCAGTAGCTACTGCTCCTGCTGCGTTTGACGATGCTGTGGTAATACTCGTTGCCAACGCATCTGCTGTCCCCGTTATACCTCCGTTGGTATCAAACGTAAATTGCGTCTGTAATTCGTCAATTAATGCAGCTTCTGCGCCCAAAGAGTTAGACAATGTTGTAACGGACTGATTGACGTTAGAAATGGACGTCGAGTTAGTGATTATTCTGTCGTCCGCTGTTAAGGTCCATACATTTGGTGTTCCTGCTACTAAAACGTAAACTTTATTATTATCATTCGTATCGTACCATATTGATCCCACAGCGTTTGTTACATCGGGGGCATCATTTTGCCTAAATATATCGGGTTTTCCTGAAACTGTAGACGTTAGTGTATTTACTGATGTGGTTGTAGCAAACCTATTGGAAGCTGTTGTTGTTATGACACTATCCGCAAATGCTTGTGAAAGAGAAGTTAAATTTCCGTCTGCATCAAAAGTACCAAAACTAGAGCCTAAATTAGTTACATAGGTTGCTTCTGCAAATCTAGCGTTGTTAGTTGTTGTAAATACTTGATTAGCGAAACTTTGTGACAAGCTAGTTAGGTTACCACTTGAATCAACAGTACCAAAACTGGATGCTAGGTTAAGTGAATACAAGGTGCTTGCCTCTATATCAGAAACGTTTGTTTCAACTTGCTGACTTATTGCAGCAAAACTATATAACTGATTATCGGATATTTGAAAATTAGCAAAGTACTCCGCTAGATCAACTAACTTGTAATTACGAGTGTTGTACTCGCCTATCCTTATAAAATTAGATCCTGTTAATAGATCTTCATCGTTTATAGTTGTATCGTTTACGTATGTTGATATTCTAGCCATAGTTGTGTTTTAATACCCGTACCTCTTTTGGGTTTTTTCGTTTTTAGTACCGCCTTTTCCACCGGCTCTGTTCTTAGATGCTTTAATACACTTGCCCAATCTGTGATCGAAATCAAACCCTTTCTTACACTTCTTTGCCTGTGCAGTACGCTTCTTGTATTTGCCCCACTCGCTCATCGCATATTTCTTGTCTCGCTTTGCTTTCGCTAATCGGGCTTTCATTGATAGTTTTT